AACATGACGCCCGCCGAGATCATGAAGACCATCGAGGGTAAGCGCACAGCGTGATGCTCGCTCCCACCATGCAGTGGCCTCCGAACTACGAGGAGATCACAAACAAGCGCGTGGCAATGCTGCTGAAGCTGAAGCTGACGCCCGGCTATCTCAAGGGCGCGAGGGCATACTACGCGGACGGCGCGCAGGGGTGCATCGACTTCATCGAAGACTGGTGCGACACGTTCGACCCGCGCAACGCGGGCACGGGCCGTCCGACTCGTATGCCGTTCATCCTCTTCCCCCGACAGCGTGAGTTCATTGAGTTCCTGCACGCGTGCTACACCGCCGAGGCAGACGGCCTCGTCGAGAAGTCCCGCGACATGGGAGCGACGTGGCTGTGCTGCGCGTTCTCGGTGTGGTGCTTCTTGTTCGTGCCGGGCAGCGACATCGGCTGGGGTTCGCGCAAGGCGCTGAGCGTTGATCAGATCGGCAACATGAACTCGATCTTCGAGAAGATGCGCTTCACCCTGCGCACCGTGCCGATTGAGTTCTGGCCCGAGGGCTTCAGCGAAGACAATATGTCCTACATGCGCATCCACGCTGCTGATGGCAACAGCATCGTCGGTGAGTCGGGCGACGACATTGGACGTGGTGGACGCACCAAGGCGACCTTCAAGGACGAGAGTGCACACTACGAGCACCCCGAGATGATTGAGGCGTCGCTCGGCGACAACACCCGCGTGCAGATCGACATCAGCAGCGTCAACGGTCTCGGCAACGTGTTCCACCGCAAGCGCGAGGGCGGCGTCGAGTGGTGCGGTGGCGAGGTCGTCAGGGGAAAGACCAACGTGTTCGTCATGGACTGGCGCGATCATCCCGAGAAGACTCAGGAGTGGTACGACACGCGTCACAGCAAGGCCATTGACGACGGTCTGCTCCACAAGTTTTATCAGGAGGTAGACCGCAATTATGCCGCCTCGGTCGAGGGTGTGGTGATTCCCGCCGAGTGGGTCCGGTCAGCGATAGATACGCACGTGGTGCTCAACTGGGAGGAGGAGGTCAATGACCCGTGCTACGCAGCGCTCGACGTTGCCGATGGTGGCGGTGATCGAAACGCTCTCGCAATTCGAGAAGCAAGTATACTCCGAAATGTTGAACAATGGGGCGAGCGCGATACAGGAGTTACGACGCGTCGAGCACTCGATGGAGTGCAGCCATATGCTCGAAAGAAGCGGCGCGTGCATCTGCAGTACGACTCCATTGGTGTGGGCGCAGGAGTAAAGGCCGAGACCAATCGTCTGAACGACGAGGGTGACATGCCGAAGTACATCGGCATTGCGTCGTGGAACGCGGGGGCGAAGGTGTTGCAGCCCGATGACCGCGTGATCCCGGACGACGACGAGTCACCGCTCAACAAGGACTTCTATCGCAACCTTAAGGCGCAGGCATGGTGGCAGCTGCGCTTGCGCTTCGAGCGAACGCACCGTGCGGTGACCAAGGGCGTCAAGTACGACCGCGATGACCTCATCAGCCTGCCGTCCGATCTTCCGCTCCTGCGCACGCTGGAGAAGGAGCTGAGCCAGCCGACCGCGAGCAAGGACTCGCGCATGAAGCTGCTCATCGACAAGCAGCCCGAGGGCACGCGCTCACCCAACCTCGCGGACGCCGTGGTCATGTGCTACTGGCCCGTCGACGAGATGGCGTACGACCTCAGCATGGAGTGGGTGTGATGATGCACGCGTGCTACTGCACGACGACGTGCTGCTCGTGCAGCAACAATCATTTCTATTTCACGATCAGCGTACCGTGCGTTGACACCATTCGCTTTCCGTCGTGGGTCCTGCCCGGAGCGCACAAGACGTGGATCATATGGTGCTCGATGAAGCGCGCGATGCCAACGTTCGTCGAGCCTGTGCTTCGCCTATTTGAGCCGCTGCGTCCCTCACGCATCAAGCGCGTCCGCGCGCGACGGCACGCGGTCAACCACTCACCACGGAGGCGTCGTGCGTGAGAGCATGAAACAATTCGCGCGTGATCATGAACAACTGTTACGAAAACTCGTGGACATTGTGGTTTATGTTTTAGTGTACGGCATGGTCGCGAGCGTGCCTGCGCTCATCTTCTCGGCGTTCTGGTTCAACGACGGTGACCTGCTGTGGTGGCTCGCGGTCCCCATCATTTTCTTCATGGCCGGTTGATGATACACCGCGACACTACACCCATCTTTATCTTCGTGATGCTGATCATCGTGTTCGTGCTCCTCACCAGCAAGTATGTGGACGCGAGCCCGCGCCTGCCGGGCGGCGTTACGTGCGAGCAGATCGTACGCTTCGCGTCGGACCTCAACATACCAAACACGTGGCGCGGGCGCAGGCAGGCGCAGATCATCGCGCTGACCTTCGGCATCGTGGTCACCAACGCGCAGCTTGACGCAGCGGCGCAATGTCTCAAGAGCGCGAGCGCAAGGAGCGTGCAATGAGCATATTCGACAGGTGGACCAACCTCGACACGGCGCTGCGTCTGCGTCGCATCGAGGACGCGCACGGCGTAGACATCTTCGATACCTCGTCGTACTTGGACTCAGCGCGTGCGCTCAGACAGATCAACGACGCGCTCGGCGCGAACTTAGGTCCCGAGGCCCTGCTCGACCACGCGCGCATGGAGCAGTTGATCGATGCGGCGCTCGCCATCGTGTCGCTGGAGTCCGGGTTCGACTGGCCCTACGAGACGTATCCAGTTACGTTCGGCTGGAACGGCACGAGCTTCACGTGCGATCTGGACCCCGAGGACTACGCCGCTGCGGCGCTGGCCGGGACGCAGTACTACGTTGACGTCGACACAGGTAGCGACGTGGCGGATGGGCTCACATCAGAAACCCCCGTCAAATCAATCCACAGGGCGATCACACTCGGCAATGCTACGGCGGCACCGTTCCGAGTCGCGGTCGCAGCTGGCTCCTACCCGCGCGAGAATGGGTTCACAGCCACCGGTGCACTCGTGCCCGCGACGCAGTCATGCGCGATCATAGGAACAGGTCTCGTCGAGTGCTGGACCGGCTCAGTGCTGACGTGGCCCGGATCGCCGGACGCGACGCACACGAGCACGTACAAGGTGGCGCGGTCCGCAGTTGCCCGCGTCATCAATCTGACCACCGACGACGCGAACGGTGACTACGACGAATTGACCAAGGTGGCTGACGCCGCGACCTGCAACAGCACACCGAACTCGTGGGCGCAGGTCGCGGGCGACCTCTACGTGCACCGAACCGACGAGGAAGCGCCGACGACTGCGAACACGCGTGTCCTGTTGCTGTCGACCGCCAACCTGCAGACCGGCGCGACCAGCAAGGACATTTTCGTCTCCGGCATAGATTTTCAGGGTGGCGCGGGTGGTGCAGTGTCGGTGCAGGTCGCGGCGACGCTGAACGCGATGTTCGTCAACTGCACGGGCAAGTTCGCTGGCGCGGTCGGCGTCAACGTGAACGGGTTTGCGTTCAACAACTTTACGGGGCTCGCCGCGTTGAAGAATTGCGTCGGTGCGTGCAACGAGAACGATGGTATCAGTGGTCACCTGTCGTCGGGCGAGTACTACATGCTCACCATCGACTGCATCGGCAGGAACAACGGACGTAACTCGGCGCTGTCGTGCAATGGATTGACGATACACGGCAATGTTCGTGGCATCGACGTGAACGGCGAATATTGTGAGAACTACGGCGCGAACGTGATACCAGTCAACACCAGCCAGATGTTCTGCCTCGGCACGTACGCGCACGACAGTTATGGCGACGTGGTGCACGGGGGCTCGACCGTTCCGACCGACTACCAGACGCAGAACACCGCCGAGCTGTGGTTGCGCGGTGCGGGTGCATCGGGGTCGGAGCAGTCGCTGGTCGCATCCGACACGTCCATCATACGAACGCGCAAGTTCACCGAGGGTGTCGACCAAGATCGGGTCAGCAGTGCCGGTGCCACGATAGTCGGGTTCTGATGGCAGCACTCCGCGCCAAGTCCCGCAGCACCACCAAGCGTCGCTCGCCGTCGCACCCGGTGACGAAGCAGGAGCTACGCGAGAACAACCCGAGCATCGCTGAGGCAGTGACGCATCGCCTCTCGCCTTACTACAAGCTGGCACTCATCGTTGGTGCCATCGCCATCGCGCTCACGTTCGTCTATCAGGGATACGTCGGCCTCGGCGGACGCCTGCTGGTCACCGACCACACGCTGGAGACCGTGGTGCGCGCGCAGAATGAGAACATGGACGCCAAGATCGGCGTCATGAAGACCGAGGTGAACACCAAGATCGACACCACCAAGGACACGGTCATTCGCTCGCAGGAAGCGATCAAGGGTGAGATTACCGGGTCGCTAGGCAAGCTGACCGAGACGCTGAACCGCGTGTCCCGGAGCCAGAGCGCAGCGGCAATGGATCAGGCCGACGTCCAGATGCGACTGGCGTTCACGCAGAAGCAGACGCTGCAGGCGCAACTGGCCGTCGTGAACCAAGTGCTCACCAAGGACCCCAACGATCAACTCGCGCTCACGCGCAAGATGCAGTTGGAGGACTTCATCAAGCAGAACGAGACCTACATGCAGGACGCGCAGCAGCGGATGCAGCGACTCAGGAGCGCACAATAGCATGGGTACACTGCACAACTTCCGACGCTTCGTCGGCGACAGTCTCTACAACTTCGTCAACGGCATCGGCACCGAGAAGGACGCCCGCATGGCGAGCGTCTACGCCTTCTCGCCGCTGGATCGCGCGCAGCTGGAGATCGCGTACCGCAGCGACTGGATCGCGCGCAGCGTGGTGGAGGCACCTGCTGAGGACGCGACGCGCGAGTGGCGCGAGTGGCAGGCCGAGCAGGATCAGATCGAGGACTTGGAGAACGCGGAGAAGGCCCTCAACCTTCAGCAGAAAATGCACCACGCACTCGTACTCGCTCGACTGTACGGCGGCAGTGCACTCGTGATGGGTGTCGCCGTGGGCAAGGCCGAGGAGCCGCTCGACATCGAGAAGGTCGGCGAGGGTGACCTCAAGTTCGTGGAGGTGTTCCACCAGTATGAACTCACCCCCGGTCAGCGCATCGTCGATATCCAGTCGCCATGGTTCAATCGACCCGAGTACTACCAGCTCGGCACCGACACGCGCGGCATGGACGGCAAAGACAGCATCGGGACCGGGGTGCGCATCCACCCCTCGCGCGTGATCGCGCTGGTCGGCAACGCGATACCCGACCCGCGCATGAGCGGGGACAACACGTGG